CAAACGCATAGATATACTCTTAAATAAAACACGTGAAGAAATGGCACGTGAGTATGTCACAAAAACAGAATTAAAAGAAAATTTTAATCTATTAATAGATAGGTTAGAAAAACTTCATGAAAAGGTTGACAAACTCTTTGAAGTCAAGTAAACTAAGTATATACATATGAAAAATAAACAAAAGAAAAAAAGAAATAAAAAATACAACAGTAAAAAACTTTCTGAAAGACTTCAATACCGTGAAGGTCAAAGAGTTGCTTTAGCTCATGGTGGAAAACCTACTATTCCTAATAGAGGCGATTATCCAAGAACTCCAGCCGGTAATGTAGCATTTAGTTCTGCTATCGCTGGATATCAAGCAGCATTAGCAGCTTGGAATGCTGAACATGACGGTGGTGGTGGAACAGGTGGTGGCGGCAACGGTGGTGGCAACGGTGGTGGCAACGGTGGTGGTGGAGAAGAAACTCCATATATACCAACTAAAGGTGCAACAGACCCTAACAGAACAGCACGTGTTCAAGCTACAGGACAACAAGCAGAACAAATAGCTGCTGGAGATTTTAGTAGTACTGACTTACCTACTATTCCAGATGCACAAACTTTAATAGACCCAGAAACAGGATTACCTGCAAAAAGTACTGAATTAGACCCTGCTTCAGAAGCTTTTAAAATGCAACAAACTAAAGCAGCAGAAGCAGCCGGAGTTGCAGGAGTTTCTAAAGAACAAGTAACTCAAGGAACAACAGATACTGCAGCTGCAACAGAGGTTGAAGATGCTAACATTATTAAAGATGTAGCTACAGTAGCTGATAAAAAAGTAATTGTAGAAGATGCAGAATCACAAGTAAGTAAAGAAGCTAAACTAGCTGACCAAACTTTAACAGAAAGAGCAACGCAAGCAGAAATTACTGATACAGAAGCTGAGAAAGCTAAAGCTAGTAAAGTTACTGGTACTTTACGTGAAGATAAATCAGAAGTTGATAAACTAGAAAGAAAAGAAGCTGAAAAAGTTGTTGATGTAACTGAAGGGACTGTAACAACTAGAAAAGGTCAAGAAATAAGTGAAGCTGATAAACAAGATATATTAAACAAAGTAACAAAAGAAGGTGTTAATTTAGAAGAACTTCCAAGTTATCAAATAGCTAAACAAAGAACAGCTCAAGTTGGAGATGTTAATACAAAAATAGCACAAGAGTTAGGGACAGCTCCTAGTGAAGATGCAGCTACTAGAGCTGGTATAACATCTGATGGAGTTGCTAAAGGTGATGCTGCTCAAATAGGTGGTGTACCAACTTTTAAAGCAGCTTCAATGCAAGCAGTAACAAAAGAAGCTCGTAAAACTGCAGCAGCTGACATGTTACTTGTTGTCGGTGAAATACCACCGGAAGTAACTGCAGCAATTATAGAAGACCCCGCAGAAGTAGAAGCTAAAATAGACACACAGCCTGTTGAAGTTCAAGCAGCAGTAGCAGCACTTCCACAAGAAGCTTTAGTATCTACTCAAATGGAAAACCTTCTTGCTGGTATAGAAGAAAATAAAACACCAGTATGGGCTAGACCAGCTGTAGATGCTGTTAATCAAATGATGGCTCAGAGAGGACTGTCTGCATCAACTGTAGGTAGAGATGCATTATTTAATGCTATTATTCAAAGTGCTTTACCTATGGCACAATCAAACGCACAGGCTTTACAAGCTAGAGCCTCACAAAATTTAAGTAACGAACAACAAGCTAACTTACAAGAAGCCGGTCAAGTCATGCAACAAAGAATGGCTAACCTTGCTAATGAACAAACTGCTGCTTCACAGACTGCACAAATGGCACAACAAGTTGTGTTAAAACAAGGTGAGTTTGACCAACAAGCAGTAATGACTTCTGCTCAACAAGAGCAACAAGTTAGAATGACTAACATTCAAAATGCTCAACAAAAAGCTTCTCAAGAATCTTCACAAAGACAACAAGCAGCTTTAGCTAATTTAGATGTTGGAGCTAAGATGGACCTTGCAAATCTTGAACAGCTTAATGCAGCTGAAAGACAAAACATGTCTGCTGAACAACAAGGTAGATTAACAGAGTATCAAGCTAAAGTTAATAGAAATATTAGACAAGCAGAGCTTGAGCAAGACATGGAAAAAGCCAATCTTGATACTAGGTTAAAAGTAGAACTTACTAATTTATCAGAGCTTAATACTACTGATAGAGCTAGTATGTCTAATGAACAACAAATGAGATTAGCAAATCTTAATGTTCTTGTAGACTTTAAAAAGACTAATGCTTCGTTAGCTCAGCAAATGGACTTAGCTAACATGTCTGCTGAGAATCAAATGGAACTTGCAAACTTGCAAGAAAGAGCTGCTGCAGACAGTGCAAACTTTACAGAAGCTAATAAATTTAGATTACAAGAACTTACAACTACTGCAAGTATATTATCACAAAATGCAGAGTTAAGACAAAGGGCAGAACTTGCACAATTAGGAGCTGAAGAAAAAGTAGCGTTAGCTAATTTAACTTCTAAGAATCAAGCTGATAGTGAAAGCATGTCAGCTACTAATCAAATAGAGTTAGCAAATCTTAACAAACGTATGGCTGCTGCTCAGACTAACGCACAGTTAGCACAGCAACTAGGTTTAGCAGAATTAAGTAATGACCAGCAATCTGCAATGTATAACGCACAGATTAATGCTAACATGGATATGGCAAACTTTAGTGCAGAGCAACAAAGAGAATTAGCTAATAGTAAATTTATGCAAACTGTTCAAATACAAAATATGAATGCTGAACAACAAAGTATTATACAAAATGCTACAGCTATGGCAGGATTAGACTTAGCAAATTTATCAACTCAAGAAAAACTTCAAGTTGAAAATGCTAAAAACTTTTTAACTATGGATATGGCTAATCTTAATAATGAACAACAAGCTAATATGTTAAAAGCTCAACAAGAACAACAAAGATTACTTTCTGACCAATCAGCTGAAAATGTTGCAAAACAATTTAATGCTACAAGTCAAAATCAAGTAGCTCAATTTATGGCAAATTTATCACAGACTAACAAACAATTTAATACAAGTCAAGTTAATGCTATGGAACAGTTCAATACTCAAGCTTTAAATGCAGCAGAAGCAAGAAGAGCTGGTAGAGAAGGTGAAGCTGAAAAACTTGAAGCTCAATTAAAAACAGACATAAGTAAATTTAATGCACAATTAGATTTTCAAAGAGAAGAATTTAATTCTAAAAACGAAACAGCAATAGCACAATCTAATGTAGCTTGGAGAAGACAAGCTAATACTATAGATACAGCAGCACAAAATTCAATCAATCAACAAAATGCACAAAATGCATTTGGTCTTACTGCTTCAGCTATGAACTTTTTATGGCAAGAACTTCGTGACGAAGCTGATTTTAATTTTAGAAGATGGGATAACGAAGAAACTAGAAAGACTTCAATATACACAGCAGCTCTAGGAAATGATACAGGAGCAGCATCAGACAGTAATTGGAGCAGTAATTTAACAGCAATATCAAGCTTAATAAATGGGTGGTTAAACTAATGGGATGGTTAAGAAAAAAAGCTAAACAAATAGCAGGTGCTTTTAGAAAAGTAGGACGTAAATTAAAAAAAGGTTTAGGTAAGATAGCTAAAGCTTTTGGTAAGTTAGGACCTCTAGGTTCTGTAGCTTTATCATTTATATTACCCGGAATAGGAGGAGCTATTGGTAGTTGGTTTAGTGGATTACCTGCTGGAAATTTTTTAGTTAAAATTGTTAATGGAATGAAAGGTGCTTTTGGTGCTGTAAAAAATGGTATGGGAACTGTATTTAATAAAGTTACAGATGCTATTGAGTGGAGTATGAATAAAGTTGGTGGTACAGTTGGTAAAGGAGAAGTAGGTTCAAACTTTAGAAACTTTGTAAGTGATGTAACTGGTGGATTTATAGACAAATCATCTATACAAATTGAAAAAGCTGCTGTTGATTTAGGATTAGACCCTGAAGCTGTACTAGAAGCTATTGATAGTGGTTTAACTACTAGGGAAGAAATTTTAGGCAGAGAATTAACAGAAGAAAGTTTTAAACTTAAAGATAAAGCAGCTCAAAAAATTATTGATAATAAAGCTTTAGTAGATGCTTCACAAGGACCAAAAGAACGTAAAGCTTTTTTAGATAATTTAAGTAATAAAAATTTAAGTTTAAAAGAAAAAATTACAACTAGCTCAGAGTATAAAGCTTACAAACCTATTGAAGCTGTAAGAATGGCAGGTGCTGCAATTAATGCAGGTGAAGAAGCTTTTGAATCTCAAGTAGCTTATCATAAAGCTTTAAAATCTGATTATTTTAAACAACAAGCAAGTTATCAATTAGGAGCTGTAGAACAACAAAACTATTCTCATGTTGGTGAAATGCCAATGTTTGTAGACTTTTCTAATTTTAATCCATCACAAGATGTAGGGTCTCAATATTTAACTTACAGAGGACTCGGAGGACAAACTGCTTCTTTATCAAATATAAATCCAGAAAATATAGGTGGGTATGGTTTTGATTACGAAACATTTCTTAGAACACAGTTAGGAGACAGACTATATGAATAATCCAAATGCAATAGCACAAGACGCAGCACCTTTTTTATTTGAAGGTCCAGTAGCTGGTCAATCATTAACAAATGACCCAGAAAATCCTTATCCTTGGGAAAAAGCTCCTGAGATGACTTCTGTTAAAATGGCTACAGAAAAAATATTCTTTGACCTTTTAAAAGAAGATAACCTTACAACTGTTGCAACTTTAATGTCTCAGAAAACTCCAGTTGCAGACATAGCTAATTTATTATTAACAGCAGGATTTCAAAAAGGTAAATGGAATCCTGATTTAATGTTAAATCTTTTAGAGCCTACTATGTATATGTTAATGGCTATAGCAGAAAAAGCTGGTATTGACCCAGTATTGACAAGAGATGATGCTGATGTTATAATAGAAGATGATGAAGACCAAGCTCTTCAAGATTTACAAACATCTAGAACAGAAACAAGAAATGTTATTCCTGAAGGTAAAGGATTTAAAGATGCAGTAATTAAAAAAATTAATCCTATTTCAGTTGGTAGTAATATTAAAAAACAATTAGATACTTTAGATAGTGAAAAAATAAAACAAAGTATTTTACAAAAACAAAAACCTTCCTTACAAAATCAAGAAAGTTTATTAGGTAAAACAGGAGTTTAAGATGGCTGAAGATATGTATGGTAATATGGGTGATATGAGTCTTGATGAATTAGGTTCATCTTTATTACAAAAAAAAGCAGACTCAGACAGGGCTGCTGCTAAACGAGCTAAAAAAAATGAAAAAGTACAACAAGCGTTAGCCTTATTGTTAATGGGTCAAGGCGTTATGAAAAGTCAATTTAAAAAACGCATGACAGAATTAAATGACTTTCATAAATTTGAAACAATGAATGCTGACCATAAAGCTAAACAATTAAATGTTAATGCTACTATTTTAAATACTATAGGTAATAAATGGAATGGTCAAGGTGGTTATGAAAGTTTTAAAGACAGTGAAGATTATTTAGGATTTAGTCAAGCAGTAAGACCTTTTGTTGACCAAAAAATTAAAGCAATGACTTCTGATGAATATGATAGTATTTATGGTACAAGTACATATGAAAACGCTATAGATTTAGCAACAAATGGATATGCTAAAAAATATTTAGAAGTAGATAAAAAATCTGGTAAAGCAAATTATTTAGCATATGAAGATGGACTAAGAGAACTTTTAGGCGATGAATCAATAGACATGGATAAAAATGATTTATTTCAAACAGCTATGGGATTAGATGCATCTACTTTAACTATGTATCAAAAAAGAAATTATCAAAATGTATTAAATCAATATAAATCTCAAGGAAATCTTATTGGTGGTTTTAAAAGAGTATTAGGTTTATTTAATGATGACTATAAAAGAAAAGGTGGATTTGATATTTTTTCTGAAGTTAAAGAAAATGCATTAGCTGGACCAACTATAAGAGATTTAAATCAAGCTATGAACTTAAAAGGTATGACTAACAATATAGTTAGTAAAGCTTTAGCAGATGCATCTAAATCTCCAACAAGATGGAGAGAAAGAGCTGCAGGTAAAAGATTTGAAAACTATAGAAAAGATATAAGTGAAATATATTTACCTCAAATGACAAACTTGCTTGATGAAGGAAGATACCCTAGTGAATTAAAAACAGATACTTTTATTGGTAAAGGAAACTGGGATGAATTTATGAGAGATATTTCTGATGAAGATAGAAGAAATTTAGTTATGGACACTGCTGCATTAAGTTTAAGATTAAAAGAAGATAGAAAATTTTTAACAGCAGTGTATAATGAAACAGAAGGGAAAAAAGAAGACGGTAAAAGCTTTAATGAATTTAGAGCTATATTAGATGATGAAGCAAATAGAACTATGTTTGCTGCTATGATAGTTACAGACGCAGGTTTTAGAGATGAAAGTTGGATTCCAAGAAAACAAGAAACTTATAATTCTTTTGGAACATTAAATGAAGTTTATAATAAATATAATGTAAGTAATTTAATTGGGGAAAGTATTAATGTTAATAATAGAGGTGGTATAGATTTACCCGAAAGTTATATTAATGCTTCAAAAGATAGAAAAAAAGATATGTTAGAATCTACAGTTAAAGATATTTTATCAACTTCTAAAACTGAAAATGAAAGAAATATAAAAATTGGTGGTGCATTAGATATTGAAATTAATAAATATTTTGGAATGGACTCTCAAGCTTATATAGAAAGTTTAGCTGCTAGAGAAATGAAAGGCGTTGAAACTTCAGTAAGTTTAGAACAAGAAATACAAGAAAAAATATCTAAGCTTCCTGAAGAAAGTATTTTTATGGAAGGCATTAGACCTATTTTACCTAGTAGAGAAGAAAGAATTAGAAGAGATATAGAAACTAAAGAAGAAAGTAAACAATCTACATTAACTCAAGAAACATATAATGAAGTTGAAGAAGCGGTTGATACATTATTTACAGGTGGTTTAGGAAATATATTTACTAATACAAAAACTGAATTAAAAGAAAATAAAATAAAAAAAGAAGAGTCAGAAAAAATTAAAAAATATTTTAAAGATAAATATGATATAAATATTAATCCCGTAGCTTCTCCTGATGTTGTAAAACTTAGAACAACATTAAAAGAACAACCTGAAATAGCTAATGAAATTTTAAATATAGTTAAAGATTATAATCAAGATAAAACTTTTATACCTCCAAAAATAGAAAACGAAAAAAAAAAGATTGAATTAAATTCTAACTATAATAATCCTGAATATAATAAATTATTAAATATACATTTAGATAGATTAGGTATTGATAGTAAAGAATTAGCTACTCGAGATTTAAATGAGTTAGCATCTTTTATATTAGAAGCAGAAAGCGATGGTAATTTTGATGCTGCTAATCCAGATTCTTCAGCTAGAGGAGGTTATCAATTTTTAAAAGATTCTGTTGACCCTGCTGTAGTTAGATTAGAAAAGTATTTTGGACCATTACCTAGATTTGATGAGGCTAGAAAAACAGGAGATGTTAGAAGTTTAAGTCCTGAAGACCAAACTCTTTTATTTATGGCTGATATTTTAGAAAAAACAGCCGTAGTAAATGGTGTAGAAACACCGGGATATGGCGATAAATTATTTAATAAATTTTTAACTGCTGACAACAAGAAAGATAAACAAAATGCAGCTTATGAAATATATACTATTTTACATCACACAACAGATAAAGAAGGTAACATTCCTCTTAGAGCAAAATTACAAACTAAATTTAAATTAAGAAAATATTTTAATGAGTAATCAACTAGACCTATACATTCAAAGCTTACAAGAACAAAAAGCTAAAGAAGAAGAACAAGAAGAAGAACAATCTTTTTATTATACTCCTACATCTGAAACTCCTGAAGGCTACGAAACTTTTGTAACTGAGCCTACAACAGAACGTGAAGTAAATCCTTACGATTCTACTCCGGGAAAAACTACACTTACTGAACTTAAAAAAGACCCAGAGTTTGCTAAAAGAGCTTCAAGGTTTTTAGATGGTGTAGGTAGTAATGATAATATTTTTGAATACCTTAGAGACTCTGACTATAGTTTAAGTGCTGCTGCTGTTCGTTCTTTTCAAACAGGTAGGTGGACAGAAGAACAAAAACAAGACTATGCTTACTTACGTGAAAAATTTAATAATGCAGACATAGGTAATTGGAAAGAAAGATTTGGAATGATAAAAGATATTGGGGTTGATATTTTAACTGACCCTGCTAATATTGTTACTGCTTTATTTGCTATTCCTAGTGGTGGTACTTCTTTAGGAACTAGGGCTGTTTTAGGAACTGCTGCTAAAGAAAGCATGAAGCAATATACTAAAGCTCAATTAAAAACAAAAGCAATTAAAGATAGTGTGCTTTTTGGAGCTGCTGAAGGTGCTGCATGGGGAGGACTACATAATTATTTTGTTCAAGATATAGATATGGATTTAGGTTTACAAGATGATATAGACTTAACTCAATTACAATTATCTACACTTTTAGGTGCAGGATTTACTGCAGGATTAGGTGGTGGGATTAGATACGCTACTTATGGTAAAGGTGTAAAAGAAACTGCAGAAGAAACAGCTAAGAAAGTAGACACAAATGTAGACACAGTGCCTGTTACTGAAATGCCAGAGCCTTATCAACAATTAGAATTTAAGTTTAGTAATGAAGAAATTATAGAAGATGTTGCTCGTGCTAAAACAAGAAAAGAAATATTAGAAGAGTCTGAAGCTGAAGAAGTATTAGTAGAACCTTTAGAAAAATTAAAAGCTGAAGGTGAAAAAGCTCAAAGCAAAGGTACAGTATTTTTACATAAGTTTATAGCAAATACTGTAGGTAAACCGACTACAGCATTTTTAAGCTATGTAGATAAATCACCACAACTTCAAGTATTACTCAAAAAGTTTAGATATGATTATGATGTTACATTAACTGGGGAAGGTTCAGAACTTGTAAAAGAAAAATCTTATGGTTTAGCTGTTGGAGAAAGAACAGGTAAATATCTATATGGTTTAGCTAAGTCATTTAATGTATTAGACAGAGTAGGCTTTAGAGCTAGACTAGCTAAAGACCAACAACAGCAATTAAATTCTTTATTAAGAGATAAAAGAGTAACCGGAACTAAACGAGAAGCTCAAAGAGCAGGTAATAAAGTTTGGATAAGAGATTTAATAGGTAAAGAACATAATGGATTTATAGTAACAGAAGATGTTGCAGTTTCTTTTGGTGGTAAAAACTTTGATGGTACTGAAGGTGTTAGAAATATACTAGATGAATCATTTAATGATTTAAATCGTGCAGGATTATTTAGACCTAATACTATTAATAAAGGTGGTTATTTTCCTAGATTATTTAATTATAAAGCTTTAAAAGAAAACAGAGAAAGATTTCAAAAAGATTTAATTGATTCAGGGCACGCTGACCCTATAAATGAATTAGATGAAGTAATTATTAAAAATGCTGATAATGAAAAAATTAAAGGTGTTTTAGAAGACGCAGTTGGTAAAGACGAAAGTGTGTTTGGTGTTGATTTTTTAAACCTAGCAAAAGGAGATATAGAAAAAGCTAAAGAATTAAAAGCTTCTCGTATTGTAGGAGATATGCTTGAGGAAAGATGGACTCCTTTTGAAATTAAAATAATGATGAAAGGAAAACAAGCCGGAGATTCTGCTGGAAGATTACAAGCTAGAAGATTTACTAATCTTGATGACAATAAAATTGCATATGTATTAGAAGATAATACACAACAAATATTAGAAGACTATTTTACTAATTCTGCTAGAGCTATTGAAAGGTCTAATTATTTTGGTAAAAATATATTAGAATTTGAATCTAAGTTTTTAGTTAATAAAGGTGGAATTAGAGATGAATTAAAAGCAAGTGGAATGAGTGAAAATGAAGTTGATGGAGTTCTTGATAGTCTTAGAAATATGCACAAGCGTGTAACTGGAATTGAAACAGATTCACAGTCTATATGGAAAACAAAAGGATGGGCAAGAAATGCTGCTGATTGGGGCAAATTAACACAACAAATGGCTCATCTTCCGTTTGCTACTTTGTCTAGTATTACTGAACCTTTTTTATTACTTACAAGAGCTGGTAAATCTGATGCTCCTAAAGTTATAAGTGATATTGGAAATGCTTTAGTTAAAGAAGGTCAAAGTGTTATTGATAGAACTATAAAAGGTTTTCAACGTGGAGTCTTACGTCAAAGAGTTAAAGGTATAAAAGATATAGACGATGAAGCATGGGGAGAGTTATATCAAACTGGACTAGCTTTAGAACAAGCAGTGCAAGAAAGGCTTGAAGGTCTTGCAGGTGAAGGACTACATGGTAGTTTAGCTAAGAATATGCAACAAGGATTCTTTAAAGTTAATTTACTTACACAATGGACAAGAGCTGTTCAACTTGCATCATTTACTACAGGTAAAAGATTAATAAAACAAAATGCTGAAAAGCTTTCTAAAGGTGGATTAAGTAAAAGTAAAAAAGAATATCTTACTAAACAACTTGGAGACTTAGGAGTTAAAGCAGATGATGCTGTTGCATGGTATAAAAAATCTACAGTTAACGGTAAGTGGGATGATAACATAGCTCGTAGTCAAAAGTTTTATCAAGAACAATATACTTCAGGAGCTAATAGATTTGTAAAAGAAATTATACTTAATCCTAGTACTGCAGAAGCTAACAGACCTTTATGGTTTTCAACGCCTGCAGCTCAAATGTTAGTACAGTTTGCAGGATATCCTACAGTATTTAATAACACTATACTTAAAAGATTTGCAAATGAAGGAGTTAAAGACCTTAAACAATTTAAAAAAACAGGAGATATTGCAGCTTTTCAATCTATACCAAAAATGTTACCGACAGTTATACTAATGAGTTCAGTAGCTCATGTAGGTAATATAGTTAGGAGTCAAGGACAAAATTTAAAAGATTATGAAACTGGAGCAGATAAAGAATCAGGTCAATTAATATTCGAAGCTGTTAGAAGATGGGGAGGTATAGGACCTTTTGATTATGCAGCAAGATATGACAATGAATATGACAGAAATGTAGGAACTTTAACAGCTTCTTTAAAAACTTTTGCAGGTCCATTACCGCAAGATGTTATTGATGGTGTGTTATATAGAAAAGGAATACCTGAAATTATGGTAACTAATGTTCCCGGATATGGTTTACTACCATCAGATACAAGAAAAGCTATGAGGGCTGCAGCAAGAGGCACAGCTAGTAAAGAAGAAGAATATAAAGTAAGACAATATTCTAAAGGTGGTGTAGTTAAAAATGTACCTAATGTAACAGACGAACCTGACGAAATGCAAAGCAGAGTAACAGGACAGCCTTTTAATGCAACATCAGAAGCTGCACAAGATATTGAAGATAGAGAACTTAAAGGACAAATGAAAGGACTAGGATTATGAATATAGAATTATGTAAAGAACAAATTAAAAGACACGAAGGCGAAGTCCTTGAAATCTATAAAGATAGTTTAGGTTATAAAACTTTAGGAGTTGGACATCTTTGCCAACCTAACGACCCTGAATATAATTGGAAAGTAGGTACAAGAGTATCTCAAGAAGTAGTAGATATGTATTATGAAAATGATTTTAATAATCATTACATGGAAGCTATACATGTTTTTGGAAGTGAAGAAGGTTTTTATAATCTTCCAGAAGATATACAACATGTCTTAGTTAATATGTGTTTTAATCTTGGAGGCTCTAGACTTTCTAAGTTTAAAAATATGATGAAAGCTTGTAGAGAACATAACTGGAAAGAAATGGCTGTGCAAATGGAAGACAGTCGTTGGTATGGACAAGTAGGTAGACGTAGTAAAGAATTACAAAATATGGTATTAGGAGTATGAAATGAAAGCATTATTAAAAAACATAGTTGGAGCTGTTGCACCTACATTAGGAACTGCCTTGGGTGGACCGATGGGAGGAATGGCAGCTAACATGATATCAGAAGTGTTAGGTGTTCCTAATACTCCAAAGGCTATAGAAAAAGGTTTAGCATCTGCTACTCCTGAACAAATGTTAGAACTTAAAAAAGCTGAACAAGCTTTTGAAGTACAAATGAAAGAGCTTGAAGTAGACGTGTTTAAATTAGAAACACAGGACGGACAAGATGCTAGAAATAAATTTAGTAAAGACTGGACAGCTCGTATTATGGGTGTGGCTGTTGTGGGTGGTTTTATGGGATATATATTTCTTGTTACTTTACAACCACCAGAGCAAAATTCTGAAGCTCTTATAAACTTAGTACTAGGATATCTTGGTGGTTTAGCAAGTGCTGTTATATCTTTTTACTTTGGAGCTTCTAACACTCAGAAAGACTAATGGATTCAGCAATAGCATTAATAACTGAATTAGGTTTTCCTATAGCTGCAGCACTTGGATTAGGTGCTTTTGTTTGGAAACTAATTAATAGAATTATTGATGGTATGGAAACCAAACTAGATACTTTAGATGATAAAGTACAAACATCTTTAGATACTATGGAAGAAAGAGTATCTACAAAACTTGATAGTCAATATGGTATTATAGTAAGTTTAATTGATAGAGTAAGAGCATTAGATAATCAAAGCATTAGACAAGATGTTCTTTTAAAAACTTTATTAGGTGTACCTAATTTAGTAGATATGGACAAAATAGCAAAAGCAGATAGAAATGACCAAAGAAAAGATTAATACAATAGATGACATACACCCAATGACACAAATTACAATAGCTTCAATAGTTCAAGTTTGTGTGTTAGGTTTTATGTTATTATCTATGATAGTAATTAGTAATTTATTTTAATATGAAATTAGTACCGACATTTAAAAGCGACAAAACTATACGTAACTGTAATTGGTGTATAGCTTTTTGGTGTGCACTTGTTGTATGTTTTTCTATAGGAAGTTTAGCAGACGAAGTAGTATTTAAATTTAAAAGCCCTAGTTTTAACGGAGTAAATACAAGCTCACATTATCTTACAATCCAGAACCAAGAGTTTAATCGTAAAGAAGCTCTCAAAGCAGAGATAAAAGCTTTACAAGATGAGATAGAACGAGACAAAGAAAACACAACTTTAGCTAGGTTTGTTAGGAACTTAGAATCTAGAATTTATGCTCAACTTTCTAGACAGTTAGTAGAAAATTTATTTGGAGAGATGCCCTCTGATAGTGGCATACTAGAATTAGAAGGCAATACTATTGAGTATAATGTTGTCGATGGAATAATAACTTTAATTATAACGGACAGTGATGGGAATTCTACAACGATTTCTTTGCCTATCGGTACTTTTACTTTCTAGTTGTGCAGTTATTTGGGAGAATGACGACTTAGTATTAACTAAAAAAATACAGTCTGCTTCTACTTTAGAACTACAATCAGAAGAATTAAAAAATTTACCACCAGCTAAGAACAAACCTACAATAGCTATATATCCTAATAGTTTTAAAGACTTAACAGGACAACGTAGAAGTAACAGTACCTTTGCTTTGTTTAGCACAGCAGTTACACAAGCACCAGAAGCTTTTTTAATAAGAACTTTTAAACATACAGCTAACGGAGAGTTCTTTAGAGTTGTTGAAAGAGTAGGTTTAGATGACCTAGTAAAAGAAAGACAGCTTATTAGAACTACTCGTCAAGAGTTTGAAGAAGATAACAAGATGAAACCTTTGCTATTTGCAGGGATTTTAGTTCAAGGTGGAGTTGTTAGTTATGAAGCTAACTTAAAATCTGGTGGTATTGGTGCACGTTATCTAGGGATTGGAAATTCAAAATCTTATAGAGAAGATACAGTAACTATATCATTAAGGTTAGTATCAGTATCAACAGGAGAAGTGTTAACAGAAACATTAGTTTCTAAAAGCATTATATCCACAAGTATTTCTCAGGATATATTTCGTTTTATCGAGGAGTCTACTGAACTAGTAGAGATAGAAGGTGGTGTAGCTGAGAATGAGAGTGTGTCTATAGCTTTGCAAAAGGCAATAGAAACAGGGGTTTTAAATATAATAAATATAGGAATAGAGAGAGGCTATTGGGAATATGAAAACATTAAAATTAATGAGCCTAGTTGCACTGATGAGTGTATCAGTAGCATACGGGGCTGACAACGAGATATATGTAGAGCAAAGTGGAGCTACTGCTAATTTAGATTTAGAGCAATTAGGTTCAGCTAACTTGATAGGAGGATTACAATCTTCTGCAGGTTCAATGACAGCACTAGACCTAGACGGTGGTACAATGACGCTTGATGTAAATCAAATAGGAGACACTAACAAATTTTTAGGAGACATTACTGCTGATAACTTTGTAGGTTTCTTTGAGTTTGATGGTGATACAAATAATTTTACTATACAAGTAGACCCTACTAATACATATGGAGCTGATGGCTCTAATGTTAATGTAGATGTTACTGGTAGTACAAATACTTTTACACTTGATTTAGCTACAAGTTCTATGGCTAGTAACACAGATTTAGATTGGATTATTAACGGAGACGGTAACGTAATTAATGCTGATATAGACTATGATGGTGGTACAAACTACATGGACATAGATGGAGATTCTAATACTGTAAACTTTGATGGACAAGGGTACGCAGGTGGGTACTTTTATCTTGACCAAACAGGTAACAGCAGGACTTTTAACATCAATCAAATGAGTACAAACGATAATGACTGGCTTAAAATACTTTCTACTGGGTCTAATGGTACTATCTGTGTCATCCAGAACGATGGGGGAAGTGCAGTCGGTTGCTAATATTGGCAACATAACTGAACTAAAAGGAGCAGGTCAAGTTGTAAGAGACGAAACCTATCAAGCTTCTATAGACCTAGACATAAACAGCTACGATAATGTCCAAACTTCTAATGGGAGATTGGGCATTACTTTTTTAGATGACAGCCAAGTTAGATTGACTGAGCATTCTGAATTAATTATAGATGAATTTATCTATGACCCTGACCCATCTAAATCTAAGATGGCTTTACAATTTGCTAGTGGAACTGCAAGGTTTATTACTGGTAAGTTAGCTACAATAGATAAAGAAAACATTACTATTAATACGCCTAGTGCTACGATTGGTATTCGTGGTACAGACTTTACTGTGACTGTAGATGAGTTAGGTCGTAGTTTAGTTATATTATTACCAGACAATGACGGTTTACCTAGTGGAGAAATAGTTGTTGCGACAGCTATGGGGCAGGTAATTCTTAACAAGCCTTATCAAGCTACTACAGTTTCAATGTTTGAAGCTGCACCGAGTAACCCCGTTATTCTTGACTTGACACTTGAGTTAATTGATAACATGTTAATCATTAACCCACCAAAGGAAAACCTAAGTGTTCAAGGAGAGAGTGGAGACGGTAATACTACTAACATTTTGGATGTTGACTTTCTGGAGTTTGATGATTTAGAAGTAGATTACTTAGCCGGAGATGAGCTTGAGTTTACAGAGTTAGATATAAACTATCTTGATGTAAATTTTTTAGAAGACTTGCTAGATGTAATAGCAGATGTAAATGAACTAGACCAAACAGAAACTATTTTAAATACTAGCTTAGATTTAAAAGGTACTCAGGTTGGGTATGATTCTTCTACGCAAATAAATACTTTTCTTACAGACAACCTTATAACTTTTTATAAAACTTTAGAAGATACAATAAGATTAGACTTAGACAAGTCAAATGCTTACACCGTTATT